TCATTTGGCGTCAATGGAAGCAGCGCCCAACGAGGGCGCGCAACCTGATACGTCTGGGGATCAGCGAAGCACGCGCCTGCAAATCAGCGTTCAACGGGCGCGGGCCATGGTGGAACTCGGGAGCGTCCCATATGAATCACGCGCTGCCGAAGAAGCTGTGGGACAGCCTGGGGCTGGTCTCAATACTGGATACGATAAAACGGCTTAACCGCATAACCTGAACCGCCGTATACGGACCCGTACGTACGGTGGTGAGAGGACGGCGGATGTGAATCCGCCTCCTACTCGATCCTGCGATTTGCAAAACCCCCACTCAAAACGCCAACTCGGCGCCCACCTCCAGGTACTCGATCTTCTTTTCGTCGTGCCCCTCCTGATAGTGCTTTGTCATCTTCTCGTCTGCATGCCCCATCAGCGCCTGAATGTACTCCTGTGGGAAATTCTGCTGTTCGTATAACCATGCCCCCAAAGCGCGGACCTCGTGAAAAGTGGGGCGCTCGCCGGCCGGCACATGATCGTAGGCATGCGCAGCGTCTCGGGCTTTGCTGAACTCCTTGGTCAGGTAGTCGGGCGTCAATGACGTCCAGTGGTCCTTTGCGTTGATCTGCTCGCGGCGTCGGACTTTGGGCTTGTAGTGGATCAGGTACGGCGACGCCAATGGCGACCGTAGGCATTCGCTGACAACCTCGCGCAGCGCCGTGCCCATGGTGATCTTCAGGTGAACTGGGTTGTCGTAGCCCTGGGTCTTCCCGGGCGACACCGTCAGCGTGTTCTTCTCCATGTATGCGGCTGACTTCAACCAGGTCACGATGTCCTCTCGGCGCTGAAGGCTGGCCAGTGCCAAGCGAATAGCTCGTTTCAGCCATGGCGGTGTGGTCGCGGCATCGATGATCGACTTCAATCCTTCGAGCGTGTGCCGCTGGCGTTTCTTCTCTGCTTCCTTCTTCACCAGGGGCAGTTCGGCGTTGTTGCGCTCGGCCAGGCCCTTGGCCACGGCGAAGGCAAAGATTTGGACCCAAAGCCCACGGTGCTTGGTGTAGGCGTTGTTGCTGAACTGGTCCAGGTACTCGGCCATCGCGAGCACGTCTAATTGCCCAATCAGCCGGTCGCCCAGATCCTGCCGGTACCTCTCGAGCTTAAACTTGATCTCCTCCAGGGTGCGCGCGGAATAACCTTTGTCCGGCAACCACTCGTCCGTGAATCGTTGCAGAAGGTTGCTCACAATCGGAAGCCGGTCGCCAGTCAGTACGGCGAGCAGCGATCCGTCATCCTCCACCAGCTCCGCGAACTTCAAGTTTGCGGCCCTGGCCAACTTGATCGCTTCCTCCAGCGGGCGGTTGATGCTGGTCATAACTCCTGTGACAGGGTTTCGGTACCGTCAATACTTACCATTCGGGTAAAGGTTTGGTGGCAGCTTCTTGTTTTGAAGCGTGCGCGGCCGGGCAGCCATCATCCGATCTCCAGCATTTTGGCTAACAGTGGGTCACTCGATCCCATGATTGCGGCCTGCACATCGACGAAATACATCCCGCCCTTTACCTCTCCGATCACTTCGCTTTCCTCAATCCATTTCTTTAACTGCTGCAGGCTGGGCTTTCCACCGACGTACCGCAGCTTCCTGTATTCGCCTGCCTCCATGAGGCGCGGCAGCTTGACCGTAATTTGGGCCAGGACTTTTGCCATGATGATGTTCCATGCCGCGCGTGGCGACAGAAGGTTGTTATTGGGTGGCTTTCGCGATGGCTGCCCGGATGGTCTTCAGGTACTGGCCATCGACCCCTACGTAGCCCATCCCGCCGAACTGTTTGTCGCAACGATTGAGGACGCCCGTCAGTACCTCAACGAGTTCTTTGCGCTCATCGGCCAGCTAGATCACCTCCTGGCGGAGTTGGTCAGCGTCTTCCATCCATTCTTCAGCCATTATTTCGAAGTGCTCGGTAGGCTCCCACGGGGAGGGGATAACGTTCGTTATCCAGTCGTGCCAGTGCTCAACGCTCTCGCCGCGCTCGATGCGCTCAGCCTTCATCGTGTCGCCTATGGCTCGCAGCTCTTGGGCTCGGCGCTCGGTATCTGCCTTATTGAGACAGGGATACTCCTCGCCAGGACCAACGCTGTGGATTGCCCAGAGTTCGACCCTGGGTTAAGCCAGGGCCTGGCGATTGGTTACAGCTTTCAATGCGGCAAAAGGATCGGGCCCTTTCATTGGTAGCGCATCATCCGGACGGCTGCGAATCACTGAACTCTCGCCGTTCACTGGACTGGCTCTGACATCGTCAGGCGCCTCAACCGTTCTCGGCTCAAGCCCGGTCAACGTGACGGGCACAGCGGCAAGCAGCGGAACGCCAGAGCAGCGCGCCGAGATGACCCTGAACTACGACAGCGGGCAGCCAGTCAACGGCTTGGCAATGGGGGAGGGCCTTGCCACCATCGGCCCACGAGGCCTGCGCTATCGAATCATTACGACGGGTATTGGCACTATCTCGGTGGAGCGTCTGACGTCCAGTGGTGATATCGATGAGGCCTGGCCAGGTTTCAGCCTGCAGGAGACGATCCAAGGTCGCATTGAGCTGGACTCATCAAACCTTGAGGGCGGATATCGCGGCACGTTTGCCGCGTGCCCAGAGGGCGAGTTAGTCACGGAAATTGAGTGGGACGTGTTTTTCACGGGCGGGTTGATCGGCAACGGCCGCAAAGGTGATCAGTATGCAGTTACGTCTGGTCATCAGTTTGAGTACCGGGACATGGCCACGTCTGGCGCCTGGACGGTACTACCCAAGTCGGTCAGTGGTAACTCGATGGATGCTCAAGGTTTCACCTTTCATCAGGCCTTGCCCTATCCGATGCGCCCAGAGTGCCGCATCAAACGCATGCCCAAGAATGGTGGATTCAACTCGGCCGAGGTGATGGATGACGTGATGTGGTACGGCCTGCGCGGCAAGATGATGAACGCGCCGACCCGCTACGAAGGCATGACCGTTATTGCCGTGCGTGTTCGCAACGGGGACAAGCTTGACGCCCGTGTGTACACCTACGACAACGCCGCACCGGTCTGACTCCACCAACGGTATAAGGATAGGAAACAATGATTTCATACCCTGAGGGCCTACCCCCCGCTGAGGGATGGCTACGGGTTTCAGGCGGTCAGCCCTATGATCCGTTCTGAATTGCAAAGTGGTCGCTCCAGGCAACGCCGCCGATACACGTCGGTGCCGACGATGTCTTCAGTGTCGTGGCTGTTTAGTGATACTCAGAGCCAGGTATTTGAAGGATGGTTCGAGCACGTTCTTATGTCTGGGACCTTGTGGTTTGAATGCCCCCTTAAGACGCCACTGGGACTTGAAACCTACCAGGCCAGGTTCACTAGTATTTACAGCGGCTCGACTTTGGTTGGTGTCAGTCATTGGCGGTTCACGGCAAATCTCGAGTTGTTCAAACGGCCGATCGTGGATGCTGAGTGGGTGCTGATCGCGCCTGAGTACATCCTCATGTCTGACATCTTCGACCGGACCATGAATCAGGAGTGGCCTCGGCACTTCGAAGAGTAATGCCCCCAGTAATGGCCAGCCCTGGCCATTACGTACTTACGAAATTGCCACCGGTATACTGCTGGCCGCTCCTGTTCTTGAGGTTTGGTCGTCATGGTAAATCGCCGGCAATTGTTAAAACTCAGCGCCCTCAGTACCGCATCCTTCGCGGCACCGCTGGCTTACTCTGCGAGCAAGACAACCATGACCTACAACACCGGCAATTCGATTGGCTCAACCTCCCCAAAAGACTTGCATGACAACGCCCAGAGTCTGGATTGCTTCGTCAATGGGTCCAATCCGTCCTACCCCGATCGCCTGGGTGTGCTACGCAAGTCGTGGACAGGGATGGAGGGGGAGTTTGGAGCGGATCAGACGCGACGCGAGTCTGAGTTCAACGCCGACCAGGCCGTTCGCGAGTCAACATTCACAGCATTTCAGGTTGAAAGCGGGACCGCATTCGATCAGGCGCAGGCAGTGCGCACCGAACAGTTCGACCGACTCATGGCGTCCAGCGGCTATTCTTTGGTCGGCGACTACGCAGACAGCCCGCTACTGATTGAGCGGTACAACCAATATGTCATGAAGGATGGCCATCCCTACCGCCTGTCGTCCTTGGCGGCCGTGCCATATACCACTACCGGTGACTGGGCGACCGAGAGCGATGCGTTTGTGCTACTTGGGGATGATGTGCTGCGGCAGGAGCTGGCCGACCTGCAGGAGGGTGCACGCAAAGTTGCAGGAGCCATGCAGGCCTATCGCGCCGTCGATTACCCAGGTTGGGCTTCCGGACTGTATGGGACCGCCATTATGGCGGCCATGGAAGCATGTGAAGCCGGCGGCCTTGGTGTGGTATCGGTCCCAGGTGGTGTGCTTCCGCTCGACGTTCCGGTCCGCGTCCTGAAAAACTGCATCATGGATTGCGCGGGGCGTGACAAGACTATCTACGAGTGGAATGGGGATGGCCCTGGCGTTTATTACGACCCGAACAGCACGGGCAGCGTTAGGCATGGGTGTCACGCTGCGCGAAACTTTACTATTCGGCCCGGCGTTCCAGACGAGAACCTTAACCCGAATTCTGTCGGCCTGGCCATTTCCGATACCTTCGGTTTCGAGCTTAGAGATGTTGGTATTTTCGGTTACAAGCTATCAGACGGATTGAAGCTTCATAATAAGGCTGCTTGGACTGAGGGAACCATTCTCGATGGCGTGCGCATTTCACGCTGCAAGCGAAATTTGTCGTTTCGTCGAGAGGCTATGGCCAGCGATTCCTTCGGTTATACAACCGCCAAGAATGTCAGTTTAAACGCGCTCGAAGACGGCCAGATTGCGGTATCAATTGGTGAGTCAGGCAGTACCCTGCCAATCAATATTTACAACAGCGACCTGCTGATCAACATCTGGAACAGCGGCACCAGTACCGGTTTTGATTTTGCAGAGAATGCCTGGATCAGTAGCTCCTGCGGTTTCATGCGCTGCGAAAATCCTCCCGAAGGGGCGGAGTACACCGGCCAGTTCATCCGCAAGGCCGCACCCCAAAACTGTGGCTTCAAGGACTTCGATGGCGTAATCAGAACGTCGCATTACAGCCTAGGCGAAGACCACCAGCTCAAGATGCGTAGCCTGAAATATCGGAATATCCGGGATATTGGCGAGCACCGCCAAGGCGGTCTGCGCTCGCCTGTTCAATGGTTTCGCGTAGCTAAGATCGGCGCGACTTATTCCGCGTTTGCCGGCTCCGTAAGGGTGCAGTGCACAGAGGGCTTGAGCGCATTCCGCTACGCTAATGCGACCTTTTCCTTTGGTGCTGCCGGTAACGCCGCTGGGGGTTATGTCCCGCTGTTTGCAGTGGATGGCGATGGCTTCAATGGTAACGGAGACCACTTCGCCAGGTTCGTGCTAGCCAAGGATGCCGCTGGCGACCACTGGCTGTACTTCAAGCGTCCGGCGTTCAGCGGGCTATGCGTGTTTGAATATGAATACGAGCGAACATTTCCCGCCGGTCAAACTATCGAATACTGGGATAAGTCGGTCGATCCAGTCGGGATCGCTGGCTTGACCATCGTTTGGGATTCGGTGAATAAGCCGGCGCAGTCGCAGTACAACGGCGACGAACAGGTTTTCACTGGTCAGCGCGGTATGATTTCCTTCAATGGCAACGGCACCACGACGAGATTTTTTGTCGCCCACGCGCTTGGCGTGATTCCCGAATATTTCACCGCGGTGGCAACGTCTACGGTAGCCATTAACGGGAAGATCGCACAGGTGACAGCGACCTCCACGGACGTGGTTATCGACTTCGTCACGGCGCCTGTCTCTGGTACAGGCAACATTGTGGTTGCGGTGGAATACGCTAGAAAAATGTTCAATAACCGATTCCGTCCAACAACCTAATCCCCCATACCCCACGCTTTAAAACTGCCCGCCCTATGTGGCTTGCTTTTCGCCTGGAGAAAGTATGGCTAAGATTTCTGACTCTCTGGCAGGTAGTAAGAACGACTCCGCAGTTCACAGTATCCCGGGAGGGCTTCAATGGGAACGGTGCCTACGCTATCAAATACGACTCTATAAATAACCAAGCGCGGCATGGTTGGCGCTGTTCTTATGTGAGGCGGGAAAGTCCCACCTCATTTTTATCACGTGTTGGAAATAATTATTTTTTTTGGTTTTGGTTTTAATTGGCCGTTGATTAAGATGTCTAGTGGCTTGATTTTGCTGATGAAATAAACAGCGATGAGTAGTGCTAATAGTTGTACGGTAAATGTTACAGGCCAAGTGGCTATGCCTGCCGCAGAAAGCAGCTTGTAAGATATTATGTTTGCAAGGTAGTTAAAGGCAAGGATTGGCAAAGTTTTAGTGCCGATCCATGCTAAGGTTTTGCTTCTTGTCTGTCTTGATATGAAATATAAAAGTGCGGTGCCTGAAAGTGCGCCTATAATGTTTGTGGCCAGCCATTTAGGTTGGGCTATGAAGTTTTCAGCCATAGATATTGCCGATGGTGTATAATAATTTGTTGCGACCAGTAAGGCTCCGCTTGCTAGTATTGCTAACAATGTTGCAGGTTGTTGTGTGCTGGTTAATTTTGCTCTTGCAGTGATTCCTATGGCAAAAAATAATGTCGCTGTTAGTGCGATGGTGAAGTTGAAAGGCGTATAGCTGTTTATTTTTGTACTTATGAGTAGTCCCGCTATACCTATTGCGTAGAGTGCGTATATTGCATGCTTTTTGAATGCTGAGTGGCACGCGGTGGCGATAAATTCAGTTATAAATAATGCAAATAAAAACCAAATAGGGGTTGATTCAAAGTTTAGCTCTGTTTTTGGATAGCCAGTAAGAGTTCCTATTAATTTTTGAATAAATATATCTAGGTTGATTCCGCCTTTGTTTAACGCAAGTAGAGCTATAAACGGTATCCCGCAGATTAACCCCAAGGTCCACGCCGGAATGATGAGTCTATAAAATTTATTTCTTATTTGCTCTGCTGGGTTTTTTATTGATTTTTCTGTATTAAATAAATATCCTGATAATATAAAGAAGGCAGGCATGTGAAATGAATAAATAAAATTATGCACTGCTGTAGGTAAGCCAGATGTGTGACCAAGAACCACCAATAAGATTCCTAGCCCTCTAAACGTATCTATCGTTAGGCTTCTATTTTCTGCGTTTTCCATTTGGTTTCGCTCTAAATATCCTGGGCGTGGATGATAACAAGTGTTTGCGGGTTGGTCATAGGGGGGCGCATCAGTTTAGGGATGTCTCAGACGTACCATCCAAGGGGGCAAAGGGGAGACCCTTCACCAAATTCATACAAGTGACACATGATTTCATTGCCCGCTAATCGCAGTTTTTTTCGCCTGGAGAAAAGCATGCCGATCACTCAGCAGCAACTGCTGCAGATCCTCCCGAACGCCGGCCAAATTGCCGGCGTTTTCATTTCTGGAGTTTGACCATGCGCACATCACAGAAAGGCGTGAGCCTGATTGAGTCCTACGAGGGGCTCCGGCTGAAGTCCTACCAAGACTCGGTGGGCGTCTGGACTATCGGCTACGGTACCACTCGCGACATCGGCCCGGGCATGAGCATCACAAACGAGCAGGCTGAGTGGATGCTGATGAACGACATTGCCCGCTTCGAGCCGCAGCTCGACAGACTGGTCAAGGTGCCGCTGAACCAGAACCAATGGGATGCCCTGATGAGCTTCGTCTACAATCTGGGCGCATCAAACCTTGAGTCGTCGACGTTGCTGAAGCTGCTCAACATGCGTGACTATGCCGGAGCAGCCGAACAGATGCCGCGGTGGAACAAGGCGGGCGGCCAGGTGCTTGTGGGGCTGACCAGACGGCGATCGGCCGAGCGGCAAGTGTTCGAGGTTAGGGTATAACGACCTACATGAAAGCAGGGCGATGTGAATGGCCTCCCTATCTACTACGACGACGACCATATGAATGAACGCGGCGGCGCCCTACTTATTCCACTGTTCCGTCAAATTTCTGGAAAAAGCATGGCAGAGCGCTGAAAACATATTGTGGATATAGGTATATCTCTAGGGATGGTCTGAAGTAGCCCAATATTTCAGTTCATCCCTAAGGAACGCCCATGCACCTCACTACAAATTTTGGCTATATATCGATGAGGTGGCTGGCAACGTCTTTGTCACGTTGAGCGAACTCTTCGCCGTCGCTTTCGAATGACTTTGCGTCACCCTCACATATTCATTCAGGCCCAGAAAAATGGCCCGCCGAAAGTCATCTGAGCTGATGTACACGCCAAGCTCATCTGAATTCGGCATCCGATATCCTCTTTTTTGCCTACAGCGTAGCTGCAGAAATTTTTGAACAGGTATGGAGTAGGTTTCTTCGGCAGGACGCCGTGGGAAGGGGAGTACTGTAGGAGTATACAACGCTAAGTTATTGATTCTTATAGGGGTATGTGACGGTTTTGAACCCTGCGTAAACCATGATTTTCCCTTATAGATCATATGCTTGCATAGGTTTCGTGGTCGCCTTGACATGGTGGGGGTCGTTGGTTCGAGTCCAATCGCGCCTACCAAACAAAATCCGCTCTGCTGGGCGGTGTGAAGGGGAATCCGAAAGGGTTCCCCTTTTTCTTTGCCTTGTCGTTCACAAATTATAGGCTTCGTTCACACAAGGCAATGTGAACGTAGATTCATGCCTGCCTCTGTTCACACTTAGAATTGTGAACGACTCTCCCTAACCTATTGATACGTATGGCCTGAGCACTTTCTTGTCTAGGTGGTGGTACGTTCGCAGGCTCATTCCCTTGCCCGTTGTTCGTACCTCACAAGGGCAGGCTTCTATCCAAGTGAGCTACGTGCCTGTTGTGAGGCGATAGACGCCTATTGGCCATGCTCTCCTCCCCAAAATGCTATGTGTTGAATCGTGCACGCCTTGAGTGAGGCCGTAGGGGCTCTGTACGCGTTTCTTTAACAGGGGTGGTGCAAGGGGTGGGGGGTGGGGTGCTTATGTATGCAATGCCACTAATGAATTTCTAGGCAAAATGCCTGTTACCGATGCATCTGCGAATTTCGAAAGTGAGAGCAGGGCGGATGGCTCTACTCTCAGTTTGTCTTATGCGTATTGCGTGAGCTTCCAGGTTACTGCTCTGTTGTCGTAAGGGGGGAGACGGTTCCCTTTTGCAATTGGTGCGGTAGTACTAGGTGTTCCGACGACTTTCCAGATCCCGCTCTCTGGGCAGCTTTGACCGGTGGTTGCTGTGGTGCCAATTGGTGCCTTAGCCATTTTGTTGCTCCGTGTTGTCGAAATCGCAATCTCATGATTGCTTTCGGTGACCGGTTTGCCAAGTTTGTCCTTGCATATGACGGAGCGGGCGACTTCTACCTGTACTTCAAGAGGCCCGCGCTTAGCGGTATTTGCGTATTTGAGTACGAATACGAGAAAACATTTCTGGCCGGTCAAACCGTAGAACTATGGGAGAAAACTATTGACCCTGCAGGTATCGCGGGGCTGACAGTAGTTTGGGGCTCTCTGAGCAAGCCCGCGCAGTCTCAGTGCAATGGAGATGAGCAGGTATTTACAGGGCAAAGGGGTATGGTGTCATTCAGCGGTAACGGCACTACAACTCGATTTTTTATTGCTCACTCGTTAGGGGGGCTCCTGAGTATTACCGCGCTGATGCAACCTCTGCGGCGGCCTGCAATGCCGCTGTCGCACAAGTAACCGGTAAGCGCTCCATGAACCCCACCTATTCAAAAATAGGCGGCGCGCTTAGCGAGGTGATGCGGGCGAGCAGTTCCAAGGCAGCAAGGCTTCGTAATCTTCAACCGAGGTTGCCTGTGGCAGGCGCTC